GACAGGAGCAGATTTAACAACCAAACCAAACGTCACGATTGCAAATCCAGGTCAAGCGTTCCAGTACGCAGAAAGTTACATTGGCCCTGGTATTTCAAACATGACAACAATCAATCGAACAACAGTCTTAGAAAGTACAACAGAAACTACTTCAGTCTTCTCGCAATAATATTATTTAGTGGGCAAAGTGCATTAGCAAATGTAAGTCAAAGTGCTGCGCCCGTGGCGAATACGTCAGCTAGTCTGACCAATATGGCCATACAGACACTCCAAGGTAATTTGATCCAGAACCAGTACGGAGGTGGAGTTGTTTGTCAGGGGCCAATGCTTACATTTTCTCCCTTCATTACCGATTCACATTCGTTTTCTAAACCAAGAGAACATTGGTACGATTCTCCAGTCTACAGCGACGAAGGCGACCTTCTTTATTATCAACAAGTAAGGACAGGACAGAAGGATAATTTCTCACTTAATCTTGGAGCAAGTTTAACTTTTTCAATGCCACTTGATAAAAGATTTCAAGAGCGTTGTTTGAAGAATGCAAAACTACAAGGAGAAAATCAACAACAACTAATTGATAATAAAAAGCTAGACTGGCACATCGCAAGACTTCGTGAGTGCGGAAAATTAAAACTTCAGGGAATAGAATTTTCAGTTTCTTCACCCTATTACAATTTATGTGAGGATATTATTGTTAAGCCAAAGATGGGTCAAGTTTTACCACATAGGCACGTTATTTCTTCTCCTTTACAGGGGGTAAACCCCGTTTCTCCCGATAAGAAGTAGTTCTTCTTTCAGATAAGTTTGGTCGTTTTATTTTCTTACCTAAAGCCTTCTTAACCTTATTTACTATCTGCTTGATGATTGGCTTGACTGCCTTCAAAAGCAGTGGTGTACTCAATGCAGCAGTTGTAGCCACAAGAGTAATTCCTCCTGTTTTCACCACCTGCGGGACTGTAGGTATCGCATCAATTATCTGTTGTTGAACATTTAATTTTTTATATCTAGTTACACAACGGTTTCCGACCAATTCATACTTAATAATCTGTTTAGTACCTTCTTCTACTTTTGTCCCAATCTCAGGCGCACCATCGGGAGGACAATCTTCTGGCTTTGCTTCTGGTACTTCTGGTGCTGGAGGCGTTTCTGGTTGTTCGTATCGTTGAGGTTCTTCATCTTTTATAGGTACAAGCTTATGAGGTTCATAACTCATCGGCTCATAACTTGGTGTCTGAGCAGGACACAAGATCATATTTCCATCTGGATCGTTATTAATTAAGGCATCATTCTCAATACTTTTTCTTGCCTTTACACAAGGCATTTCAATTACTGGAAATCCTATAAATACATTGACTGGTACGTTCGGAGCATTAACAACAGGTGCTTGCAATAAATATGTTTTAACAGGTTTAACCCCTACAGCAGGGATTTCAATTTCAGGAATCAAAAGCTAGGTAATCCAAATGCTTTTTTCTCTTCGTTCTTTTGCTGTGCAGGACTTAACGCTCCAGTGGGAAGAGCAGGTCCAGATAATCCGGGTAATTTAATTGCACCCATTACCTTTTCCATTGCTTTGTCTTGAAGCATCTTCTGATTATCTTCATTAGCAATCCATAAATAACCCATGACGCCTCCAGTTGTGATTGCTGCTACGTGCAAAAAACAAACTACACTGATAATGTTAAAAACTTTTTGCATGGTACAAGAAGCTATTTTAAAAGCTGTAACTCACACAACTCTAGTCTTTTTTACGGCTTTAGTCGCATTGTTACCGTTACACATGGTATTAAAAATGCAGCTCAATTCAATTCCTCAATACGAAATCCAAAGCTAAAACGATTACAAGTACTTCCAACACAATGCCAAAAATAGGGTTTCGTGTTCGGAACATCAAACTCTCTAATTGTTAAACCTTTATCATCAAAATCAGTAATAATTTTGCCATCTTCTTCATACTTAAAGAAAGACCTTTTCCCTTCATCAGAATAAACAATATATACTCTTTTACAAGGATCTAAATGGTTCGTATGCCATCCCATGTAACCCGTATCGGGATAAACAAATGAACCACTTAAACTAACTTTCATACCTGTATAGACCTCTTTTAGTATCTTTGTTAATTCATTAATTGCTGTTGAATTGATGCGTTCCAGATACTTGGAAAAATCTTTTAAATTTGTTCTATTTCTAGCCGCATCGATTTCAAATTCACTCTTTTCTTTTTGCTTAATCAGAGCCTTTTCATCAATAAAAGTTGCAGCATTATTTACATACTTAACGCTTACATTTCTCTTTATTTTTAAAATACTGGGTTCTACAATTTTCCTTATCTCCTCCTTAAGTTCAGGAGGGAACGGATTACGAACGACAGTCAAGAGGACGGGACAAAAGAGCCTTGAGTTGGAGTTTTTTCTTCACTAATTTGAAGTTGTAAACCGTCTTCAATAACCTTTACAGCATCCGAACCAAGCACAGTTTTAACGTCAGCAATAATATCTGCTGTTGTTAAATCAGTGCGATCTGTCAAAGTCTCAGGTTTTGTCAAGCTGCAACTGCCATAGCTAGAAGCAGAATACGATCCATCAACTCGTTGAA